ACTGCTAGGCTCATACAGGTAAAGAATATAATTTGTGTAAACAATATTATTATCGACCAAGTATTAAGACTAATATCTAAAAATTCCAAGTTCACAACTCTCTAGTAGTTCTGCTTGTTGAGCAAGTCTTGACAAAGATTCTTTGGGTGCACTAAAAAAAGCAAAATAGTTAACATAAGATAAATTATCTGCTACCCAAAATGTTGGTGCCTTTGAGAACTTAATCTTAAAACCCTTTTGCTTTAAAAAGTTTTCTGATGAATTACAAAATGCAGCAGTAAAACTATTTATAGTATGAGGACCAGCAGACCATATTGTTATCTCAGAATCAGTATTATTAGATAAAGCAATTCCCATTGCTCTCATAAATATATCATAATCAGAAAAGGACTTAGTCCCTTCTACGGCAATAACCATTTTACTTTCTTTCTGTAAGTGAGTCTAGGATCTTTAATAAATTTTTTGCTTCTTTATTTGATAATGAAAATACATCTATCTTCTTTGCATTATCTGTATCTATTTCGCCTAAATCATTTATTTCTGCTACATAAAAAGTATTATTATGTACCCAATAAGCATTTTTATCAACGATAGCAACATCAACACTATCTTTATTTAAAAGTTTATGCATTTGAGAAAACTTTTTATTCTTTTTTATTTTTTGAAACAGACTGTTCTCTAAATTTTGAAAGTTCTCTTTCTGATATGATCTTGTATGATAAAAATTCATATTCAAGTTGAGAGCATTTAGAGCGATAATACTGAAGCAAAGATTGTAAAATCTCAGTAGATTCTTCACTATTCATCACGGTCCCTTTCTATTATATATATTCTACAGGTCGTAGTCTGATTTGTCAATATACTTTTGTAAACTAAATGGAGAATTTATCCACATACCGTCAGATTTTTGTGATCTAATATTCATAATTGCATTTCTTTTTGACTTAGCCCATGCAAAACCAGAGTCGCCACCCCAAAGAAGCCAAGCAATTTTTCCATTAGATGGTCTTTCTGAGTTGTTAAAATCTTTACCTTGTTTGTCTACTTCATGACGAGAAAAGAAAGAGTACATTCTTAGTACTGTACTTGGACTTAATTTATTTCTATTCATAAGATCACGAGCACGAGCAACTCCAACTGCAGTACCACCACGACCAAATTTTCTTCTTAATTCTAAACCTCTACGAGCATTATTTGCCATCGACTCTGTTGGTCTTAAATCTAAATCTTCTAAAGATCTTTTAGACATTTCGTCTTCCATGTCCATGGAACTTTCCATATCATCCATGTCATTATCTGAGGTGTTTCCTTGGGTAACATAACCATCTGGAATTACTGCAAATCTGCAAGCACCCTCTTCTTCAATTGGCATATCTAATATGAGACATGCTACAGATGATTTATGCAATGCACAGTTTCCACAGTTTACTCCTATAGAATTATTTTCATTATTTGCACCATCTACATACCCAACCCAAATTCCTTCTGCTTTATCAAGGGGTCCTGCCTCTTGTGCTAATTTTATTAATGAATCTGCAAGCATTCTTTCTGCGTCTGACAATTCATCGTATAGTGGCTTTCCTTCCCACTCTTGTACTTCATCTACTTTTTTACTATTTGCTTCTGCTGCATACAATGCACGTTGTTGATTAATAGCAGAACTTCTAGTTTTGTGACAACCTATGGCGCCTGATGGTCCAACTACGGCATAGCCGCCATTGCATCCTGGACCGTTTCTTATAATATCGTAAGGCATAATAAAATTATATCACTATTCTTTCATATCTTTTTCACGTTTTTGTAACAGATTTTCTAAAAAGAATCTTTCTTCTTCAGGCAGGGTATACATAACAGACCTTGTATATTCTATATCTTTAGGCATAACCATTGGAGTACCGTCTTTATCAAAGGTCAAGTCTATTATGTCTTTTGACCATAGTCTAAATGCTAATTCATTGATCATCTTAAAATGCTCTTCAAATAGATCTGGCATTATTTCTTGACACTTAGGTGTTAGGTTATATATAAATTGATTGCTAATAGAGTCATACCCTCTAATTTCTAATGCTCCCATCTCTATTAACTGTAAAATAATGTTTGAGAGATCTTCTTCATTTACGTACTCTTCATCAGACAAGTCGATACCCTCCGTTCCAATCTAAGGAACTACCTTTAATCTTATCTGGGAAAAAATCATCTGCATTGTCTGAGTCAGTTCCGCCCTGAGACCAAGTATGTATATCTATTTCTTTAACCCTATTTCTTTCGGTATTTGATATAGAGTTGTAAACTGATCCACACATAGCGTCAGCCAAATCTTTAGACTTCTTTCTAGGATGGTCTACACGATTTCCTATAATTCTAAGTTCTAATAGTTCTTCTAACAATATATCTATGTGAGGTGCTATCAGTCTTTCTTCATAGAACAGCATAGTTAAGTCTTCATAATGTTTCTTTGCTACTGATAAAGTTTCAGTCTTTATTCCTACCTGTTTTAATTCTTGTTGTATATCAAATGATTGCCAACGATCAAAGGTGACTAACCCTAGATTAAATCCCTGTCTTCTCAAATCTATAATCCAATTTTTTACTTCACTTAAGTCTACTGGCCCTTCACGATGTGGTTCCCACCAAGCAATTGCGTCTACTACAACAAATGGAACAATCTGCTCATAGTCATTAAAGGATTGTACACTTACCCACTTGTCAACATGACTGATTGCTACAGCACACTTGTCATGTTTTTGTGCTAAGTCTGCATGAACATAGTAAACCGTATCTGGGTTTGGCTTAAAGTTAATATCAAATCTTCTTACGCTATCTAATGGATTTCTATTTGACAAACCCTTTTCTATCTTTTCTCTTGATTTAAAGAAGGCATCTGAAGAAGTTGTTGGCATACATGCAAAACGCATAAGCGCATCTGCTGGATCTGTAAAAAATGCTAACTTAAAATCTTCTATCTTTCTAGTTGGATTCATTTCCCATGTTGGCCTACGTAAAGCAAATACTCCAGGGTACTTATAAGACTCAATATGATCTTCTTCCCACTCTACTTCAAACTTATTATTTGGATCTTCTTCACTTAGTGTTGGATTAATTGTAAACTGATGCTTTCTAATTATTGTTTGTTTATCTGCAACAACATCTTCATATCTTTTAGAAATAAAGTCACCTTTAAATCTTGGGAATGACAGGAGTATAACTTTACCAAAGTCTGGAAAGCGTGAGTCTACAGACCCTCTAAAGGCCTTATAAAGGTTATCTGAGGTCTTTCCTTGATCATTACCACCAGCACCCTCCATTGCAAACCCTGAAATTTCATCAAGAACTGCAAGCATTAAGTTTAAACCTTCAGCAGACTCTCTTTCAGAATGTCCAGAATAAACTGTAATAGATTTATTAAATTCTATGTTGTCTGCTTTTGCTTCATACTTTCCAGCAAACCAAGGAGATCCTTCAATCTTTGATTTAAAGCCTTTAAAAAATACGTTCTTTGCTTGTTGAGCGTTTACCGCTACGTTAATTAAATCTATAGCATCGTTAGATGGTTTGCCAAAATATCTTGACGGATCTTTTAAACATAATAGTTTATATACAATATAAGCACAACCAATAGTGGAAGTATGATCTTTACCACTACCCTTTCCACACATAAGAATAACTTCTTGCTTAGTATATTTTTTGTAATGTTCTTTTCCTTCTTCTTTACCCAACCATCTTTGAACATCTTCTTCTTTATATATCTGACTCATACACTCTACGAGGGTATATTGATAGTCTGATAACTCTGGCTGATTTAAATAATCTTTACTCATAACAAATGTTTTAACATCTACTGGTAATTCTAAAAAAGGACTTTCATCTAGTGCTTCTATAAAGTCACTAAAATCAATCGTTGTCAATTACAATCACCTCAGTTTGAATTTCAGAAAGACGTTTCATTATCTCTTCTCTAATTTCTGGATGGCTTGAAGCAATATCCTTTAATATCTTTATTAATATGTCATGCTTTCTTTCCATTTCAATAATCTGTTCTGCTATCTCTTTATTATCTAATAACCCCGCTTTTTGCAGCATCTCAAGTCTTTTGCTTTCAATATCTGCTATCAGTTTGATAGCGGTTGTTTTTGCTGTTAAGTTTGCAGAAGAATCTGCAGAATCTATAACCTCATATGTTTTTCTAATTAAAGATGAGTAGTGTTGATCTGCTCCAGCGAGTGCTTCTTTTGCCCTTGCGTGAATTGCTTGATTGTTTGAGACCATAGAACGCCAGTCATTAAGCAATGCCATAACTCTTGGACGTGGAATATCTAAGGTATTTGAAATTTGAGAAGCATCAAAGCCTTTTAGGTACTCAGAAGCAACTTGGTTTACAAGGTCTAAGTGTTTTACTAAATCATCTGTTGTCATCTAATGTCCTTAATAATACGAGGTATCCAATAAGATCTAAAATAGTATCCTCTGATGCATATTCTTTACCTTTATGTATTCTATTAAGTTTATCATCAATACGAATATACAATTGCTCTTTAGGTTCAGATTTACTAAATATATTAATAGGATGGCTATATGAACTACCATATGATTTATTCTTATTTATTAATAACTCTGCTATATCAAGACATTCTTTTAATATCTTTCTACCCGCAGGTGCTTGAGTTGAGACATCACGAATGAATTTCATTCTATCTTCAAGTTCTTTTTCAAAGTTTGGAGTTTTATATTCTGCCATAATTACCTCTTTGACTTTCTAAGACCAAACTTGGCAAGATAAACATATATAGTTTCAACAGATGCTCCACACTCTTTTGCAATTTGCTCTGGTGTTTTTTTATCAACTTGATACCTTTTCGTTAGCCAAGCCTTACTTGTGTACAGTTTCATTTTATCACTATCCCTGAGCCTTGTCAACATTTTTAGGCTCTTCTGCTAACTTAAACCAATTGTTACTTGAATACCAACCTATTGCAACTGCGTCAGCAACATCATCATCGTGTATGTCTGTGTCAAAATTTATGTTTACCCATTTAATAGTTCTTTCTTTTCTAAATTCTCTTTCTTTTTGCTTATACCAAGAAAATGAGTGATCTCCTGGATTATCCTCTCTAATCTTTAATTTCTCTTCTTTAGTAAGTTTTTTATTACCAATCCAATTTTGCCAAGCAACTGGAGAACAAGAAACTACTGGTCTAGACTCATACATTTGAACTGAACCAATGATGGCACCTTGAACCAAAGACAAGTTCATAGCAGTTTTTTGAGAGTTAGTATATATTGCTGACTCAATAACAACAGCATCAATACTAAAGTCTTTAAGAAATGGTATCAATTTTTTACAAGCATCCCCTGTTTTTTCATATACATGCTTACCGCTAAAGTTAATCTTTCCATACTTATGTAATTCTTTATCTATAAATATAGAAAAGGCCATAGAGTTAGTTGAAGCATCTATTGCTAAAATTCTACTTGGATGTCCTATACTTAATAGTCTATTCTTTTTCATAATCAAAATAGTCCTTAATCTCTTTAATAAATTTATCTACTTTTTTATTATTAACTAAACAAGAATTGCAGAATGTCTCGTCATTATAAGCACTTAACAAAGTTTCGCACCCTCCAGCGCATCTTCTTTCTTTTCCAAACCTGCTTTTAAACTTAGACATCTGATATCTTTGTGTAATTTTTTGTTTTGTGGCAAGGGTTCTACAATCAACAGAGCAATATATTTGATTCTTATTTTTTGTAAAAAAATCTTTTTCGCACCATTG